GAATTGTATTATTAATTCATTATGTAATTGTACCTAACGGTTACTAGAATTTAAGTTTAAATAGTTCTGGACAATTATGGGATAGTGTAGTAAAATACACTATCCCTAAATTTTTGGAGAAGCTAGATTGAAAATTTTACACAGCGCAGATTGGCATATTAACCTGCATAAGAAAAAAGTTCCTGCAGAATGGAGCGCCAATCGTTTTAGATTATTTTTTGAAGAGATTCATAAACTAGAAGAATCTCACGATATTCACATCATCTCAGGTGATATTTTTGATAGAAAACCTGAGCCAGATGAAATTTGTTTATTTTTAAGGTTTGCAAATGCTACAAAGATTAGAACATATATCATACCAGGTAACCACGAGGCTACCAAAAAAGGTGAAACATTCTTCGAGTACTTTCATGAAGACTATGCTATTACGAATCCAAACGTGGTTCTTATTACAAAAAATCAACGTGAAACTTATAATGGGCAACAATTCTACTTCTTCCCCTACGGAGAAATGCAAAAAGACAATTTATTGGCGTATGAGGAAGGCGAAATTATGGTTACTCATATACGTGGAGAAGTACCGCCCCATATCACGCCTGAGTACGATTTTGAAAAGCTTCGTCCCTGGAAACTCATACTTCTCGGTGACATACACTTTCCTCATCAGTACTTGGATTATCCTGCTTGGTATAGCGGTTCTCCGATGAATGTAAACTTTGATAGAGATGACTCTAGAGATTATGGAGTTAACTCTATTGATTTTAATTCAATAGATGACTATACAGTGAAGTTTATGCCACTGCAGCTTCCTCGACTAATTAGACGTACTCTAGAAGTTGGAGAAGAAATGAAGGCAGACAAGATAAACCATATAATCTATGAAGTAACAGGCTCTGTCGATCAGCTTTCAAAAGTTCAAAACTCTGAACTACTTGATAAGAAGATTGCTCTTAAGCCAGCAGAAAATTCAAAGCTAGAACTTAAGAATATGAATTTAATCGAAGAACTTAGAGCCTATTTAGAATACACAAAGATTTCAAACGTAGATGAAATTGTAAAAGACTTTCAAGACTTAAATATAGATGTTGGAACTTAATAGAGTATACTGGGAGTATAATAACGGAGATTGGTGGAGACCAACTCCTTTTTCCTCTGCTAAAGTAACCTGCCCCAGATATAAAAGATACGGAGTGTCTATTAGGCACGATTTATTTTCTCTTGCTAGAGAATTTGCAGATACCTATCGCCATCATAATTTTTTTATAGCAATGAGCGGAGGCATTGATTCTGAGATAACAGCAGAAACATTTTACCAACTAGGTATTCCTTTTGAAGCTATATCACTCAGTTTATTTGATGCACAAAATGCATTTGATCTTATCTATGTAAAACAGTTTTGTAAGGATAGAAGCATAAACTATAATTTTATAGATCTAGACTTGTCAGAGTTTATTGAAGAAGTTGTCCCAAAAGCTGTACTGCATGGTCAATTTACAAATTCACTGAGTCAAGTAGCTCTCACATACTTATTTGAATTTATGACAGAAAAAGATATTTTAATCTTTTCTGGGCATAATCCTGATTTTAGCAGACTTGGAATAGGATGGTGGGAAGACTCTCCTAATCTAGTAAAGTACGCTATCAATACAGAAAACAATTTTTTTACATTCACTAGTTTAGAACCGATATTTATGCACTATCTACTAAACTACGACCCCTCACAGCCAGGAGATAAAGATAATAAATTTATCTATGACTGTTACCCAAATCTCAAAAAGAGAACAAAAAGAACTGGATGGGAAGCTCTACAGCATTTACTAAAATACAAAATGCTGTTAGATACTCCTGTATATAAAGATAGTGCAAGAAAAGGACAAGTATTTTTAACATGGAAATAACTTTAGAAAATTTAAAATTTAATAATATGTTCAGTTATGGGACGGGTAATGAGCTTTCTATTAACGAGAATAAGATTACTCAGTTAACTGCTGCAAATGGTAGTGGTAAATCAACAATTGCACTAATAATTCAAGAAATGCTCTTTTCTAAGAATATTAAAAATATTAAGAAAGGAGATATTATTAATCGGTATAGTAATAGCAAAGATTGGTCTGGTAGCTTAGAATTTAAGGTAAACGCAAAAAACTATAAAGTTGATGTAAAACGTGTAGGAAGCTCCAGTAAGGTATCTCTATTTGAAAATGGAGTAGATATTTCTGATCACAAAGTACCAGATACATACAAGAAGATATCTAACATTCTTGGAATGAACTTTGAAGTATTTTCTCAGCTAACATATCAAAGCTCTACAGACCTCTTAGACTTTATCAAAGCAACAGATACAAATCGTAAAAAATTCTTAATTAATCTATTTGGTCTTGAAAAGTATGTTGCAATCGGTGATGTGCTAAAAGTCAGTCTTACAACTCTTGAAAGAGATTTAGCAACAAAGAACGGAGAAATGAAAACTGTAAAAGCATTTCTTGGAGAGGCTCAAATTGCAGAACCACAAGAACTAGTAGATGTTCCAGAAGTAGATGATACTTTGCGACAAAAGATTGCTAGACTAAAAAATGAATTAGAAGACTATGAAGCTCAGTGTAAAAAGATAGATCGAAACAATGGTTTTATTGATGACAGAAATTCTTTAAAATTTGATGTCTCACTAAAATCTCCCGAATTAAATGACTCAATAAATGACGAGTTTGAAACCGCAAAAAACAACGTCTCAAAGAGAAAAAATCGTATCTCTGAAATAAATAAACAACTTAAGGGACTCGATACTACTGATATTTGTTATGCTTGTGGGCAAGCAATAGATAACTCTAAAGTAATACAAATGAAGGCTAATTTTGAACTAGAACTAGTAAGTCATAAACAAGACTTAATAAAAGAAGAAAACAAGCTAGAAGAACTACAAAAAACACTAGATGAATATTTTCGATTAGATAAAGAATATGGCAAAAATGTCGCTGCTATCGAAAAGTTTGAACAGCTTACTCAGCTAATTGATTCTAACTTACCTACTGAATATCCAGACTATACAAAAATTGAAAATGAACTACGAACCTTCAGTAGAACTCTACGAGAACAAGAAAGTTTAAAAAACGAAGCACTGGAACATAACGAGCAAGTTAAGATTCACAATACTAAAGTAGAAGCCCTAATTGAACAAAAACGACAATTTTTAGATAGACAACTCCTATTAAATTCTGATATAATTTCTTTAACTTCAAAAATCAAAAATATAACAATTTTAAGAAAAGCATTTAGCACAACAGGTATCGTAGCGTTTAAACTTGAAAATCTAACAAAAGAGCTTGAAGATACCATAAATAGATACTTAGCAGAGCTATCTGATGGTAAATTCCAAGTAGTGTTCAGACTTGATGGAGAAAAACTCAATATCGTAGTTGTCAATGATGGTAAAGAAACACCCATTGAAACTGTCTCTGGCGGTGAGTTTAGCAGGATTCAAACTGCTATTCTTCTTTCTATTCGCAGCCTATTATCAAAAATAGGTGGTAATTACATCAATTTGTTATTCTTAGACGAAATAACTGGCGTACTAGATGATGCCGGTAAAGAAAAACTTATTGATATTTTACAAGAAGAAGAAAATTTAAATGTGTTTTTAATCTCACATGATTTTACACACCCTCTAATTGAAAAAATTTCAATTATAAAAGAAAATAACATTAGTCATATTGAGTAGGAGAAAAAAATAGTGGCAAATATTGAAGTACAAAAAAGAGATGGAACTAAAGAACCATTAAACCTAGAAAAATTACATAAAATGACTTTTGAAGCCTGTGATGGGCTATCAGGAGTTAGTGCGTCTCAAATTGAAATGAACTCTGGTATTCAAGTGTTTGACGGTATTAGCACTAAGGATATTCAAAGTATTCTTGTAAAGAGTGCTGCTGACCTTATCTCTTTAGATACTCCTAACTATCAGTTTGCAGCTGCTAGATTACTTTTATTTGCTCTACGCAAAGAAGTTATGGGGCAATTTGGTTATATTTCTTTACTAGAAATTATTGAAAGAAATATAAAACACGGTGTTTATGATAAGACTATTTTAGAATGGTATTCAGCAAAAGAGCTTGAAAAACTAGACTCTTATATAAAGCACCAAAGAGATTTTGATTTTACTTATGCAGGGTTACGTCAAGTAGTAGATAAGTATCTAGTGCAAGATCGCTCTAGTGGTCAAATATATGAGACTCCACAGTTTATGTATATGATGATCGCAGCCACCATGTTTGCCCAATATCCAAAAGAAAAGAGACTAAACTATGTCAAAAAGTATTACGACAGTATTTCGACATTTAAAATTAATATTCCTACTCCTGTCATGGCCGGTGTCCGTACTCCTATTCGTCAGTTTGCTTCTTGTGTTCTTGTTGATGCTGATGATACTCTTCAGTCCATTTTTAGTTCTGACATGGCTATCGGATATTACACAGCGCAAAGAGCAGGAATTGGAATCAATGCTGGTAGAATTAGAGCAATTAATTCAAAAATTAGAGACGGAGAAATCCAACACACAGGGGTTATCCCGTTTCTTAAAAAGTTTGAGTCTACTGTTCGTTGTTGCACTCAAAATGGGGTACGGGGCGGTTCTGCAACTGTCCACTTCCCTATTTGGCACAAAGAAATAGAAGATATTATTGTTCTAAAAAATAATAAAGGAACAGAAGATAACCGTGTTCGTAAGCTAGACTATTCAATTCAGATTTCAAAATTATTCTATGAAAGACTGATTGAAGATAAACAAATCTCACTATTTTCTCCACACGAGGTTCCAGGACTGTATGAAGCTTTTGGAACTCCAAAATTTGACGAACTGTATGTGAAATATGAACGTGCTTATTCTATTCCAAAGAAAAAGATTAAAGCACAAGACTTATTTATGTCAATTCTAAAAGAAAGAGCAGAAACTGGGCGTATCTATATTATGAATATTGATCACTGTAATGAGCACTCATCTTTCTTAGATAAAGTTTCTATGAGTAATCTATGCCAAGAAATTACTCTTCCAACTAAACCTGTTCAGCATATTGACGATGAAAACGGAGAAATTGCTCTTTGTATTCTTAGTGCAGTTAATTTAGGAAAGATTACTGATTTAGAAGAACTTGAAGAAATTTGTGATACCGCTGTTAGAGCACTTGATGAACTAATTGATTTTCAAGGATACCCAGTTAAAGCAGCAGAACGCTCAACAAAGGCAAGGCGCTCTTTAGGAGTAGGGTATATTGGACTAGCACATTATCTTGCTAAGAATAAAATCATGTATGATAGTCCACAAGCATGGCAGTTAGTTCATGATACAACTGAAGCATTTCAATATTACTTACTAAAAGCTTCTATAAATCTTGCAAAGGAGAAGGGCACGTGTGAGTACTTCAATAGAACAAAATATTCTCAAGGTATTCTTCCTATTGATACTTATAAAAAAGAAGTAGATGCTTTAATCGCTAGCCCGGAATTAAAATATGATTGGGAATCTTTACGACACGATATTAAAAAGTACGGACTTAGGCACAGCACATTGTCCGCACAGATGCCATCGGAGAGCAGTTCCGTTGTGTCAAACGCAACAAACGGAATTGAACCACCTAGAGGATACTTGTCCGTTAAGAAGTCCAAGAAAGGGCCTCTTAAGCAAATTGTTCCACAGTATTACCACTATCGTAACTACTACACGCTTCTATGGGATATGCAAGGCAACGAAGGTTATATCAATATCGTAGCTCTTATGCAGAAGTTCTTTGATCAAGGTATTAGCGGAAACTGGTCTTATAACCCAGAGCAATATCCTGATAATGAAGTTCCTCTATCAGTTATGGCTAAAGATTTATTAACAACATACAAACTAGGATGGAAAACTTCTTATTATCAAAATACTTACGACGCCAAGAAAGATGAAGACGAAGAGCAACATACCCTCGGATGGCATGATGAGAATAAAGAAGTAGAGATTCTACCACTAGAAGTTTCTAGCGTAGAAGATGATGAATTTTGTGAAAGCTGCGCCATATGAAAAGAGTAGTATTTTTTAACGGACCACCTCGTTGTGGTAAAGATACAATTACTAATCAACTAGTAAGTATGCTACCAGATTCAGAAAATGTTAAGTTTTCTGCTCCACTAAAAGAAGCTCTACCTGTATTCTTTGGAATTTCTGATGATTACGTTGAAGCACTTGAGCAACATAAAGAGCTATCTTTTAGTAGACTTTTAGATAAAACTTGGAGAGAGGTACAGATATCACTATCCGAAACTTGGGCAAAACCCACATTCGGTAAAGAGGTGTTTGGACAAATTGCCGCTAATAAAATTAAAGCATCAAATAACTCTATATTCTTTATTAGTGATAGTGGATTTCCAGAAGAAGCAAATGCCGTTGTAAGAGAAATTGGCAGACTAAACTGTTTACTAGTTAGAGTAATTAGAGATGGGTGTGATTTCTCTAATGATTCTAGAAGTTACTGGAAAAATGAAGTAGAAATACCTGAGATAAGTATAGAAAATAATTCTTCTATTGATGAAATCTCTAGAAAAATGTATAATATTATTATAGGATGGAATTATGGCGACAGTATTTAATAAAAAGAAAGTAGATTTTACTAAGGGCTCAATGTTCTTTGGAGAGGAATTAAACTCTCAAAGATATGATGTATTTAAGTATCCAATTTTTGATAAGCTAACACAAAATCAGCTTGGGTATTTTTGGCGTCCAGAAGAAGTAAGTCTTCAAAAAGACAGAAATGATTATAATGAACTTAGAGAAGAGCAAAAGTTTATCTTTACTTCTAACTTAAAGTATCAGACTCTACTAGACTCAGTTCAAGGCAGGGGGCCTGCTCTTGCATTTGTTCCTTTCTGTACCCTTCCAGAGCTAGAATCTTGTATGATTACTTGGGACTTTTTTGAAACTATTCATTCTCGTTCTTATACATATATGATTAAAAATTTATATTCTGACCCTGCTGAAATCTTTGACACTATTCTTGATGATCCTATGATTATTGAGAGAGCAGAAAGTGTGACTAAAACTTATGACGACTTTATAGAGTATGGAAATAAATTTAAACTGGGGTTAGTCAACGATAAGAGAGAACTAAAAAAGAAGCTCTGGCTTGCATTAGTAAATGTTAACATTCTAGAAGGTATTAGATTCTATGTATCTTTTGCCTGCACTTTTGCATTTGGAGAGTTAAAACTGATGGAAGGTTCTGCAAAGATTATTTCATTGATTGCTCGTGATGAGTCTCAGCACTTAGCTATTTCTCAACATATTATTAAGAACTATAGAGCAGCAGAAGGGGATTCTGAAATGAGAGAAATCATTAAAGAATGTGAGCCTACTGTTTATCAAATGTATAAAGATGCTGTTGCTCAGGAGAAGCAATGGGCAGAATATTTATTTAAGCGTGGTTCTATGGTAGGATTAAATGCGAAACTATTATCTGACTATGTAGAATGGATAGCTAATAAGCGTATGAAAGCTATTGGGTTAGAAGCTATATTTGATCAGAAAAGTAATAATAATCCTCTTCCTTGGACACAACACTGGCTCAATTCTAGAGAATTACAAAATGCGCCACAAGAAACTGAGATCGAATCTTATATTGTTGGCGGTATTAAACAAGACATTAGTAAAAATACATTCGAAGGGTTTAAATTATGAGCACTATTGTATGGTCTAAAAATGACTGTGTTTTTTGTTTACGAGCAAAAGATGAATTAGCAAAAAGAGGTATTTCTTTTGAAGAAAGAAATATTCAAAAAGAATGGACAAAAGAACAACTATTAGAAGCTGTACCCGACGCTAAAACAGTTCCTCAAATCTTTTTATGGGGAAAATATGTAGGAGGGTATACAGACCTAATGCAATACATTGAAGATCATGGAATGAACATTGGCTAGTCGTAGTAAAATAAAAGGCTCTGCTTATGAAGCTAAGATAAGAGATTTATTAACAAAAGAACTTAAGATAGAGTTTAAACGTATGCCTCTAAGTGGGGCTATTGAGTATTTAAAGGGTGATCTATGGACTCCACATGACACAGCTGCTTGGCCTTATTGTATAGAATGTAAACACTATGCAGAAGTAAACTGGAACGGACTTTTAACCGCTACCTCCTCTGATTTATTAAATTTCTGGAGACAAGCAGTAAGAGAAGCAGAGGTGATGAAGAAGAAACCTCTAGTAATCTATAGGTGGAATCGCTCTAAAGATTATATATGTTGGAATGACGAAATTGTTTTAAACAATATGATTTCTTATACTGGATTTGACTGTGAATTTAAAATGGGGCTACTTCAAGACTGGTTAGAAGCTTACAAAAAGATTGCATAAGCCCCCAGATTATAGTATAATAAAGTATAAATTAAACAGAAAGAAATAAAAATGAACACAAAAACTTGGGATGACTTAGCTGAGGTCGAAAATGTATTATCTCAGCCTAAGTCTCTACTATTAGTTGATGGTAACAACTTAGCTTACCGTTGGTTGCACAGAAAAAACTACAACTCTTTTCAAGATGATTATCTACGAACCGTAGAAAGTTTAGGCAAAAGTTATAACGCAGAAAAAACTATAGTGTGCTTTGACTTTGGTAAGAGCTACTACAGAATGGATCTACTTGACTCTTACAAAGGCAATAGAACTAAGCCTAAAGAGGAAGAAGAGCAGCGACATTATGAAGAGTTTTTTGCGTGCCTAAACGACATCCCAGAGCTACTTCCTTGTCAATCTCTAAAATTTCGTGGACTAGAAGCAGACGATATTATCACATTCCTTGTCTTAAATCTTTCTAAAAGATTTGAGCATACTTGGATTGTAACAAGCGACCGAGATATGTACCAGCTTATCTCTGACAGCGTGAGTATATTCAATATGTTCTCTAGAAAAGAAATTGATCTGCCAACATTCTACGAAACCTATGAAATGGAACCAGATCAATATCTATTTTCTCGTATCCTAGAAGGTGATAAAAGTGATAATATTCTAGGAGTAGAAGGTGTTGGGCCAAAAAGAGCGCAACAGTTAGCTAAAGAATATGCGTCTCTAGCAGACTTACTTGATAGTTTACCTCTAAAAGGAAAGTCAAAATATATACAAAATTTGAATGCAAGTAAAGAAAAGCTTCTAAAAAATGAACAACTAATATCTTTGAAGAAATATAATAAAACTGTTATAGAAGCCGCTAAAGAAGGGGAAGATGTTTGGAACGCTCTATGCGAGATAGTAATGTATTAACCGTACTTTATGAAAAATCTACAGTAGCTCAAGAGATAGAAAAAAATACAAATGTTGTTTTTGATCCTATACAAGAAACTCCTTTTGATAATTTTTTCTACTTACGCAACTGTTCTTTGACATCTATAGAAGTAGATAATAATCCAGTATCCATTGATACTGGATTATATTTTCAATTAACAAATCCGTCTTCAGAAATACTTATTAGATCTTATTCTAATATACTTAGAGAGAAAAATATAGGAGTTCTTAATTCTCATTTTGATTACGACTATAGAAATGAAGTTAAAGTAATTTTGTATAATTATGGTACAGAAAAGCAAATAGTAGAAGTTGGAGAGATTGTAGGAAGTATTTCTTTTTACTTACGACAAAATCTATTAGAAGTCAAAAAAGTCCCGATGGTATTTCCTGGAGAGAAGTACCCTGGCACAAAAGATAATAACTGGGTTCAACAAGAAAAAAAGATAGCTAAAGAAAGTGCGGCTATAGCTAGTAGTTATGAAGGCCAAAATCAGTTACCGCAAACTGAAGAACAAATTAAACAACTTACAAAAGGTAGACTAAGATGACTAGAAAAATTATATTTTGGTTCGCTAGTATTGGTACATTATTAGCTATTTGTGTGGCTACTTACTATGATTATATATTTTTTGGGCATTTTTATCATAGTCTAATCATAATAGGAATTATAGTTACAAATATAAATTTATATATACAAGGTAAACACGCTAAAATTTTATATACAGCAATCAAACGATGGTTAGGATGGAACTAATGAAAGTAAAATTAATATCATACTCACAAGGTATACCAAATCAAAGTATCGTATCTCCAGCACCTGATGTAGATACTAGTGTACAAGAAATGATTGCTTACTGCGCAAGAGTAAGTAATCCTTCAAATCAGATGAACTCTGAAACATCTGAAAAACTAATTAGATATCTAATTAAACACGGGCACTGGTCACCTCTAGAAATGGTAAGTGCTTGTTTAGAGATAGAAACAACAAGAGATATTGCTAGGCAAATTTTAAGACATCGTAGTTTTTCTTTTCAAGAGTTTAGCCAAAGATATGCTAACCCCACTGAAGATTTAGATTTTACAACTAAAGAAGCCAGATTACAAGACACTAAAAATAGGCAAAATAGTGTAGAAATTGATAGTGAAGAAGAAATACACTATGCATGGGAAGCTAAACAAAAAGAAGTAATTGAAAAGTCTAAAGAAGTCTATGAATGGGCTATTAAAAGTGGCATTGCAAAAGAGCAAGCCAGGGCAGTATTACCAGAGGGTAATATTGGAAGTAGACTATATATGAACGGAACTTTACGTTCTTGGGTTCACTATATTGATCTTCGTAGTGGGCACGGAACTCAAAAAGAACATATGGAAATTGCGAGAGCGTGTGCTAAAGCTTTAGAACCTGTGTTCCCTATGATTGCAGAATTTGCACATCTATGATTTGTTTTCTATCACAGTATTATAGAGGACTTGGACATGCTATGAGAACGAAGTATATCAGTGATATGCTTCCACAAGACTCTTTTATTGTGATAGACCAATTATACTCTCCTCCTATTAAGTATAATACTAAATATACTTATTATTTAGAGGAGCGTCCAGATAAAGTTAGTAATGACTTTAAATACTTAATGAAACAGGACAAAGTTAGGCAAAGGGCAGCAACACTTAAAAAATTAATAAATAATAATGATATTTCTATTTTAGTTTGCGAGGGGTTTCCTTTTTGTAGGCAACAATTTTCTTATGAGTATTTTTCTGCCTTAGAAACTGCTAAAGAAAAAGGAATTAAAATTGTAATTAGTATTAGGGACTATCCCTGGGATGAGCCTCAATATGCTAGTATTCAAGATTGGGTTGCAAAAACTATTAACTATGTTATTGAAACTTTTGACTGTAACATAATGGTTCATGGGGATGATAGATACTTACCTCTAATGTCGGATGCGACTAGAAACTATTATTGGAGCGAATTATACCCTGATATAGATAAAAGATTATATTATACAGGTTATGTATGTAATCCAGAAATTAAACAACATAAAAAAGCAGACAATAATGTTTATATTAGTTGTGGGCTAAATAAAGAAGAAAGTTTTTTTATCTATAATAAAATATTAAAGTCAGTAGCAAAAAGATTTCCTGATTTACATTTTAATGTTGTGTTAGGCAATTCAGAGCTACATCAAAAAATTGGAGATAAAAGTAGTAAGAATATTACAATTCATAACTATATTCCAAATTTATCAAAGCAGTTAGAAACTTGTACAGCTTATATAACTTATGGAGGTTATAATAGTACAACAGATATTTTAAAAGCTAAAATTCCTTCCATAATAATTCCCAGACAAGACGGGCATAAACTAGAGCAATTAATAAGATGCTACTTATTTAAAGAGTATGGAATGTTCAAAGTATGTTCGTACTACGAACTACCAAGAATTTATACTTTACTTTCTGAAATTTTAGAGGATGAAAAATTTCCATATAATAATGATTTGAATCTAGAAGGAGCTACTAATAGTGCTAGATACCTCCAAAACATTTAAAAAACTAGAAGCTAATTGGAAGCGTGGGCTAAAAGAAACAGAATTTAAGTTTATTGAATGGATTATAAAAAATGAAAGATATGATCTATTTATTTCTAAACAACCTAGAAAAAATTGGATAAAAGAAACTCTATTAGAAAAAAAGTGTGCTTCAAAATTTAAAACATGTAAGACTCTAATTATGGTAGGATCAGGAATGTATCCTTACAGTATGCTAGATTTGCATAAAGAATTTCCGAGTTTAAAAATTATTGGACTTGACTATGAAGAAAAATGCGTAAAACTTAGCAAGTTTTTAATTAAAAAATGTGGGGTTAAAAATATAGATATAATTCATATAGATGGTAAAGAATACGATTACTCCAATCTAGACCATGAAGATTTAGTATTCTTTAGTATTGATGTAGAAGGAATTGATGAGATTTATCAAAAGGTTATAGAAACAAGTAAGGCGCAGCCTTATATCTGCGCCCCTGGTAAACATGCTTGGTTTAAAAATACTTATGGAGACTATTTACGCCGTTGACGTTTTTTCTTTGAAATGCCTTTTCCAGATTTAAGGCGTACAGCAATAGAATCTTTTTTCTTCTTGCTGTACGCCTTTTTCTTTATTTTAGGCATTGTCCGTTGTAAAAAAGCCGGGATTTCCATTAGTCGCCCTTTTGCTTTACAACTTTTTTACCATAATTCATTTGTCTTTGAGGATACGTACCTAGATCAAGTCCAGTACCGTTATAAACTGCTTTAGCTTCTCTAGTAGACGAGTCACCTTCACGATATTTCATAACAGTTTTCTGCTTACGAACAGGATCATATTCTTCGGGCATACCATAACGGTTATCACCGATCATAATAACCCTACGTTCTCCTTTTCCTGCAGCTCCTGCCATTTAAATATCCTCCTATTAGAAACGACCCTTGCCGTCGCCACTTAGTGAAGTGCCTGTAACGCCAAGTGAGCCGCTCTGGGGACCTTTTGAGAGTCCATAGTCTTCAGTATCGGCAGAACCGCCCTGATTAATATAACCTGGGGCCTCCTTTAGATACTTCTTACCAGTTGCTGGTCCTGCACCTGCGCCTGGTCCCATATCAGTGCCGCCCTGTGGGTTCATGTCATAAGAGTTTGCTAGTTCAGCTGCAACTCCAGTAACTTCTTTTCTTACTGATGCCATTGTATTTCTCCTTTATATTTAGGATATACCTAATTTTCCTTTACGTTTTTTGCCTGATTTTTTTTTAATCAATCCACGAGCCTTAAGTCTAGCTTCTGCGGTTGCTCCGATAGACTCGCCACGCCGATATTTAGCAAGCATTTTGTCAAGGTGAGACTTCATTTTCTTACCTTTGTATCTTAAATCAGCCATAATAAATTATATCTTTATAAAGTAAATTTAGCAATAGTTATTTTTTAAATGTCCGCCATTGCTATTTAGTAACTAAGGAAACATCATATTTGTCGAATGTCTCAGAAATATTAGTATATAAATTTTGAGAGTCTTTCGATAGTTTTACTCGATCAACTTTATAATTTTTTAATTTAGGGAACTCATCTATATAGTAATAATGTTGTAAATTTACATTTAAAGATTTTAATAATATGTTCTTAATCTCATCTATATTTAGTTTAGGACCTTTGATAACTAAACAAGGGGATTCTTGATCAGGGTATATTCTATTAATTTTTATTCCAACACATACTATATCAGTACTAATAGCGGATAATGCTTTTTCTATTTCAAAAGGATTTAAATCATTATCTCCGTCATTTATGACTAATTTTTTTCTACCAGTTATAATTAAGTTTCCCGTTAAGTCTAATTTTCCTAAGTCACCTGTATGATAATAATCTCCATCAAAAGGAGTTACTCCTCCTACAGTTTCAGAAATATTATCCTTATGAATTAAAATTTCTCCATCTTCTGAAAGTATGCCTTCAGTTAATTTACCTACAGTTCCTATTCTTGTTTCTATAGGGTCTGTTAAATTAGGAAGATGGGGTATAGAGCACTCTGTAGATAAATAAGTTTGGATAACTTTTCCTTCTAATATATTTTCTACTTTTTTTGCAAATTCATAAGTTAGAGGGCCTGCACCAGACCACCAAACTCTTGGGGATAGTTTTATATTAAAATCTTCGATGTATTTACCTTTATTAATATAAAATTGGGAAATACCCCCAGAGCTAGAAAAAACTAAGGTTGGTTTGTGAGTTTCCAGTTGTCGTAAAAAATCATTAACTCCGTATTTATTTGTTAAAAGTAATCTACATCCAGCGACCAAACTTCTAATAATACAATTATCGCCAAATCCAGTACTCAAAGGCAACCCCATTGGAAGTATAGAGTCTTTTCTAGTAATTTTAAGTTTTTGTTTAACTACTTCAGCACTAAAAAGTCGGTGTTGCTCTGTAGCATAGAAAAATTTAGCTTTGTCAGTCGAGCCGCTAGACACTCTTATTTGAAAAACACCTTTTTTATACACAAAGTTTTGTTTTACAAAATTAATCTGAGAAGATTTTTGAAAGTCTTTTAGGAAAGGACTGCCTATAGAGAAAAATACTTTACCTGCTAAGTAACAAGCCAGCATTTCTTTAACTAGCTCAATAGAATTATCTTTTTCAATTATATGTAAATCTTCGTAATTAGTAAAATTTTCTGTTTTAGATAACTTAAGACTTTCTTCTAAAAGCTCTTTCCATGTTATTTGTATATCATTATCTATATCATATAAAGCAACCTTATCAGGTTGAATTTTAGAAAACCTCTCTAATGTACTTTTTAATGTATTCATCCCCTATTGATCTTTCCACGTAAGAAACTTCTACCTCACTAATAGTAGCTTCTATATTGTCTTTCCAGTAATTTAAAAATTTATGAACTCTATAAAATTGAGGGGGTATATCAAGAGTTTGCCAGACAAATTCTTGCAACAAGCTAGAATAGTCTGGCAAATAATAATAAACTCTTATTAAGGTAGGGTTTTTACTCTGATTTCCACGCTGTCCAGGCGCCCCAAGCAATCGCTGCCCAGCAGATAAGACTAAAAGGAACAATGGCAGAGAAGAATAGCCCAATAACGCCAATAGCGATCAAAGCACCTCCGTCCCATGATGTTCTTTCTTTTACTCTATCTTTAATCCAATCTACGATAATCATTTCTTCTTTCCTCCTTTGCTTTTTGGCTTTTTGTAGCCAGAAGCATAAGCCGCTGCTGCTTGTTTAGCAGCTTGACCTTTTGTGGGGTAAACTTTTCCAGAACTGCCCCAACGGTATCCGCCTTTTACTTTCCTAATCGGCATATTAATACCCGACAGAGCCGTGAACGTGACTTTTAGACTCAATAATCTTTAAGTCTTTAGCAGGCACATTTTTTGCAATACCGTTTGAGAAAATAACGTCATAAAAATTAACGTTACCTTTTTCATCTAAAGAATGAGTTGTTGGAATGCACATTCCGAACCCCATAGTGGCATGTTGAACAGAAAGAGCGCAAACATGTTCTACTCCCTGAGCTGTTGGAGGTAAGGGAGCGCTTTCTTCTGCGTGTACAGCTTGTGGTTCTGGTTGGGCTCTCTCACCAAACTTATAATAAGTATGAATAGATTCAATCATGTGGCTCATCTCACCCATTTTTGCTTGAACCCAAGACTCAAGCTCATCATCTGGCTGAATCATACTGAGCATTTCTCCAGAATACATAATTAGTTTTCTTAATGTAGCACGAGCCATACGGCCTTCACCAATTTCTTTTTCTTTGTCCATAGTAGTAAGTTCTCCATACATTGTTTTTGCCTCATCTACAACTTTATCAGGTAAAGCTGGGTTGATTTTTTTATAAGGGTGTCTAATCTGTTCAATATGCATTGGAAGATAATCAAATTCATCAATAATATCAATATCCATCTCAGCAGAAACCATACCCATTGCATAAGTAACTAAATGAGATAACATAACTGCTTCTTCTACCTGCTCCATATCTACTTCCATGCTACCAATTTCATAAAGAGCTTTTTCAATACCAAACATAGAATCTTGATACCTAATAGCAGCTAAAACATCATCTCTAGACTGCTTACTCATATCTGGAATCATTCCTTTGAGTTTTGTAAATACGATAACCGCTGACATACAAATATCAAAGTTTTTAGTGGTATACCCCATAATTTCTACTTGATTTTCCATTAGACAACTCCTATAAGTTTTTCTTTATTATAACTATAATTTTTATTCTTTTCCAGTTTAATTTTTAAAAAATTACATTCCTGCTCCTGCAGAAAATACTGTAAGCTCTCCAGTAGACAAATTTTCCTCTATCTTTTCTCTACTACTTAAAACTTTACCACATTGAGACTTACAAATCTTAAAGCTTCTATCATAGCCTTGTAAATACTGTTTAAGCTTGTTCCAATAATTGTAAGATAAGATTTTTTCTAAAGGAACTTTAGTGGCGTCAAATAAGTCTTCTAACTCTTGAGGATAATAAAATCTGTCTGGAGTTTTATCAAAATAGTGAGCACCTGTCCAACAACACCTAAATACTAAACCGTTAGGAGAAACATACCATTTACCCCAAGACTCCCAGCTACAATTAATTTCTTTTGGTAAGTTATTTAAATCTGTTTTCTTTTTTAAATGAACATATTGACCAGATTTAGGCGCTGCAAAATCTCTACCAGTTTTTACAGTTGAAAAAGAGTGAAATCCTTCTTTTAGTGCAATTTCTTTTGCTCGCTCAACCTGATGTTTATTATGCTCGAATACAATATACTTCCAGTGGACTTGAGGACGTTTAGTACCAATAACAGAACGAGCATTATTAAAGACTGTGTTAAAATTAGTATTTATTCTGTACATAGAATGAGTGTCTTCTAACCCATCTAAATCAAAATTAATAATATCTTTATCAGTTAAAATATTACCTACATCTGTCCAGTAATTTTGATCATGTAAGCCGCCATTAGTATGAATATTTAATCTTGTACCATGTTGTTTCACATAAGAAATAATTTCACGAAACTCTTTATTCATAATAGAGTCTCCGAAATTACCATTTAAAACTAACCAATCTAGCTGTTCTAAAAATTCTGGGTAAAATACTTGTTGAAATCTATCTAAACTATAAGTGTAGGCTTTATCACTTAAATTTATTCTTAAAGGTTTTAGCCTATGACAAGCCGGGCATTTTGCATTACATCTAAAAGTTAGCTCTGTAGTTAGTTGTCGATATTTACGCATAAACTCCTCATTATGGGGTATCCCAAGAATAAATAGACACCTCGATACCTGCAGGAATATTAGTGGTAAATTGAATAGAGTTATTACCTGTATTATGAATCCAAGCATTTGAGGCTCCATATTGTTGCTGCGCTCCCCCTAAATATACTTGAATCCTATTTTGATTTGTAGGAGAGTTAGTCATGGCAAAAACATTTGAAGTGCCTGAAGAGGTATTTAAAGTATATTGAGGAATAATACTAGCCCCAAGTAGGGCATCAGTATAAGCTTTTGTTGCTGCGTCTTGCGCAGCTGTAGGGTCGCCCATGCCAGTAATTTTATTAGTACCCATAGCAATAGCACCTGTCATAGTGCCTCCCGCTAAGTCTAGTTTTGAATCGGCATTAGAAGATACAAGGTTAAGATTAGCGTTTATCCGGGTGAAAGTTATAAAATCATTTGCTTGGAAAGCGGTAGTTACTGCATTATTACTCAATCCCACATTAGAAGTAACACTTAAAATATTAGTATTAGAACCGTCTAATCCAGTTATTAGGTTAGTAATGTCAGTATCGTTAGAAGCGATATTAGTGTTAGCTCCGTCAATACCTCCCTTAGCGACTAAGTAAGTAACATAGTCATTAGCTCGTAACTCTACTCCACCAGAAAATACCGTTGCAGCTATAGCAGCGTTTGTAGCTACTGTATCTACAGTAGCACTGAGACTGCCAGTTGTTTCTACACTACCTGCAGTAGTAATTACACCAGTAGAACTAATTTGTAGTCTTGAAACTCCTGCAGTAGCAAAATTAAGAGTGTCCGCTCCTGAGAAATACATACCTGTGTTTTCATCGCCATAGTTAGAATAAGCAGGGGTGCTAGCACTGCCGTCTGCCGATCTAACTAAATTTGTTCTAAAATTAGCAACAGAGGCAATAGAAATTGCTGTATTAGTAGGAGGATCATTATTAAGTGCGGATATAAAGTAATCTTCGCTTTCGTCAAATCCAATAAATAAATTACCAGAAGACCCTCTATTGATTAATAGGCCTGCGTCAAGAGAGGGAGACCCTGTAAAGTTATTAGCTAGGAAGATGATTCTATCATCTGTAAAAGAATCTTGAACAGCGAGATTAGCGTAGGAACCAGCGACAGTTAAGTTACCTAAAATTGTTAAATCATCATTCATAGTAACAGCGTCAGTAAATGCCGTTGATCCGTCTGTTATATTACTGATAGCTGTATTAGCCCCGTCAATACCGCCTTTAGCGGTTAAATAAGTAGCATGATCATTAGCTCTTAGTCCTACTCCCGCAGAGCTAACAGACGTAGCGGTCAGAGCCCCAGTATTAGCGGTTCCAAATACATCAAGAGTAAAACTGGTAGTTAGAGAAGGATTATTGATAATAATTTGAGGAGTAGCACCGTAGTTAATAGTAATATTAGCAGGAGTTCCAAATACCATGTTACTAACACCAGGATCGGTGTTACTTAAACCTAGTGATCTGTTATTTTTATCTAAATGGAAAATACCAGCGCCCAACTCAACGTTATCAGTACTATTTGTGAAAGAATCAACGTTACTACGCTCTGAAGAAGCACCTAACTGTAAAAGTATTACGTTACCTTCTTCAGATGCTAAACGAGTATTAGAACCATCTAGCCCAGTTACAAGATTTGTTATAGAAGTATTAGCCCCTACAATCCCTCCTCTAGCGGTAAGATAAGTAGCAAAATCATTAGCCTGAAAAGCAAGCGTAATCGGTCCCGCAGTAGCAACATTTGCTGCTAGCTTATCTGCAGTAATAGATTCAGTAGAATAGTGTCTTGTTTCTAACGAATTATCAGCAATTAAATCTGCTATTAAAGTGTTAGAAGCTATTACTTGACTGGTTATTTGTGTAAGGGCCATTACTTATAACTCCTATTAGTTATTTTTCCTCTTCTTCTAATTCTTTAAAGAAGTCCGCTAAGAAATCTTTTTGCTCTACTGGGTCATCTTCTTCTTCAAAAAATTCTTTTATAAATTCATCAATCTGATCGTCAATAGAAGGCGGTCTTAATAAATCATCAAATTCTAGGTTTGTACAAGCTCTGATAATTAAGTTTTTGATAAAGTCAACTTGTTCTTCAGATAATCTACCTTCTGTACCATCTAAAGATTTCCACTCTGAAAAATCATCTTGTAAATAAATAGAATATACATCTCCTTCTAACATTTCCGCTAGTTCGGGAACTAACTCTACAAATGCCTCATAAGGAAAAGTCCTTTCAACCGCAGGAACTTTTTTTCCATCTTCTGGATTTCTGCTATAACAATAGACTATTTTTCCGTCTATGTCAAGAGCATTAAATTTAATATTGAACATTGCTGTCTCCTTTTTAGGTTTTAATTATATACATCATAGAAATTCCAGGATATTCTACACTAAAACTATGAGTGTGTGTTGGATGGGCTGCTACTGCTGTAACTACGTCTACTGTAGCTGCTACGTCTTTATCACTTGTAGAATTAACGCTAGTAGTAGTTAAAGTATGAGAGGCAGACCCTCCAGCGCCCGTAGTACCACTTTTTGTAATCCCAGATGATGCAGCGGTAGAAGAGACGCCTCTGGTAATAGCAGTTGAAGTTCCATAGATAGCTCTACCTCTAACATCTGGAATATTGAAAGTAGTAGAGCCATTCCCTGGGCCAAAAGCAGTACCTGCAATAGCAAACAATGTAGCATATGTTGTTCTACTTATTGCTGCGCCATTACATTCTAACCAGCCATCTGGGGCTGAAGAACCTGCCCAAGCTACTACTATGCCTGCTGGTATAAGAACAGCAGCTGTTTCAGAAGTGCTACCAAATATCTCACTTTGCATTACCAAGTTCGCACGAATTGGAGCAAGAGCATTAGCTGTAGTATATACCCCAAGTCCTCTTGTAGTAGGAGTATTACCCGGTATCTGTTTTAATGTGTTAAGTTTTCCATCAGCGGAGTTATTAAAACCAATAGCTAAGTCAAGACTAGTGGTTGATGTTACCTCTAGACCCGCTGTAGTGGCTGTAGTTTGATTATTAGCTAAAGAATTAATAACAAATCTTGGTGTTAGCGTTCTAACAGAAG